CTGTCATCACGATAACGCTTAATGATTCTTGGTACTCTTGCTTCCCATTCCCTAAAAGACTTGTCGTACTGGGCAATAGTATTAAACCAATCTTCATAAGTCTTGTTTAGCGTATCGTTCATAGTTAATACCTTTGATTAGTAATTCGTGGCGTAGATTTCCACATTTCTTCTAGCGTAACCTCATTCTGTCCAACAACGATGCCACGAATCGGTGCGTTTTGCTTCGCAATTTCTGCTTCATCTCGCCAAGCCACAGAAAGCATCCTAAAAGCATCCGCTCCATGACTAGTCCAATCATGTCTAGGCTTATCTCTAAATACTTTCTTATCTTCATCGTATTCCCGTTGGTACTGACGCAAACATTCAATGCCTTCTGAACACTTCATGGCATCAAACCAAGTGCGACTTAACGCCATTCTTGTAGCTTGTATGCCGTCTTGTAATGACAGATTAGGTACGATTTTAAACAAATTTCCGCTTTTTAGGGGTAATTTATCGATTAATTGTTCAATTATTGACTTACCACCGCTTGCTAAAGTTTTAGCTCGTGCATCGTGCGGTAGCCAATGTGTGCCATATTCGTATGGTCGTTCTTTAATTTGGTTAGCATAATAAGGAATAGGTTGCCCATGTGCTTCATGGTAATCCAATACCCGTATCTCTCCATGTACGACCTGATACCACCAAATAGCAGTAGCATCGTTAAAGCCCAAGTCCCAAGCCGTATGCACAGGGAATAGGGTGTCGCACTCAACCTTGTCAATACGCCCTGCATCGGTCAGTAGTCGCATCTCTGTGCCGTAGATAGCACCTAGTATGGCAGCTTCAAAGCTACATTCAAACTCTTGTTGGTATTGGTCAATCGACATAGACTTTAGGGCATCGTCTAATTCGGCTTGGGGTAGGATTTGAGTCTTGCTTGCCCTTAAAACCTTACTAAACCAATCTGTTCTGTTTATTTTTGCGGTTTGGTATATATCATAAAAGGCGTTATGGCCCTTAGGTGTGCCAATAAAAACTGCCCAACCCATGCGGTCAGATAATAACGGCCTCAGTACAGCACCCCATACGCTAGGCTTCATGTCAGCGTACTCGTCTAGGATTACCCCGTCTAGGTACATACCCCGTAATGCGTCAGGATTGTCTGCACCAAATAAACGAATTCTAGACCCGTTGATAAGCTCAACCCACAGTTCTGACTGGTTATGCCTACGATACAAAGGCTCACTAAACCTAAGCAAGTAATCCCAAGCAATAGATTTGGCTTGGCTATGATACGGGGCAATATAGGCATATCTACCATTGGGTTTGTTCTCCAATCCAGCCTTAATGATAAGGTCATTAATACAAGCTACAGTCTTACCTGCCCTGCGGTGGGCAATAACAATAGACCATCGTTGCTTACGCTCATGGAAGTCAGCAAATATAGGTCTAGGGCGGTACTTTAGCTTTATGTTAGGCATCTGCCCAAGAAATCTTTATATCGCCACCATCTTGGCCTGTAACCTCGTTGACTTGGGTTTCTTTCCATCTAGCCCTAGTCTTTAGCCAAAAGATAGCCGCAGCCGTATTACCTTTCTTGGCTTGACTAAACAATGTGCCAGCAATAGCAGCGTTAGCGTCTATACGCCCTTCGTCTAGCTCATCCTTGTAATACTTGACCAAAGTGTCAGCACTAATCTTTAGCCTTGTGGCTATGTCCTCATGGGGGCAACCCAATGCAGATAAGCGTTTAACTTGTTCTTGGGTGTCTTTTGTTGGTTTATGTGGGGGTCTTCCTTTTTCTGCCATTTTTATAACTCCGAAAAATATAGGGAAAGTCCTGACATAAATATTACTTGCATAGTTAAGTTACCTTAAGTATAGTATTACTAACAACAGGAGAACAGCATGACAAAATTGGAACAAGTTAAACAGGCATACGCTAATGGCAACTATAAAGATGCACTTAGAATAGCCGCTAAGTTTCCCCAGCTTGGTGATGAACGCAAAGCTATTACCCTTGCTAGTGAGTGCTTTAGTAACCCACGCTTTTACCAGCAAGTTGGTGTAAATATTGACCAAGCTATTGCTGATGGCGTTAAGTGCTTGGGTGCTAAATACGGGTTTTAAGCAGTTTGTATTAGTCTTCACCAATTAGCATTTTCTCCGCTATTTCAACAATGCCGCAGTTACTTGCGGCTTTTTTACCATCACCCTTTACAAATACCAGTACATTTTGGTGTGTTTTGCCTAGCTTGCGGCTTGCACTAAACATTTTGCCTGCCCTGATTGGCAAGCTACCTACCGCAGTTATTAAAATTGCTTCGTTGTAGTAGTTAAGGCCAGCAGTTTTAAATGCCTCTACCGTATCACCTACAAAATTATAATAATTGCCTTTTTTATCCCGTACATCACCCACTACAAAACAAGCAAAAGCGTTATCTTTTAATAAGTTACAGCTTTTTTTAATAATTTCAAAGTATGCGGCTTTAAATTCAGGGTATGTAAAGGTGCTTAAATCCTTTGGGTTATCAGAATAAATCTCTAAATCAGCATAAGGTGGGCAACTAAAAATAAGGTCAGCTTTTACATCAGTACAAGTTTTATCTATGTTTTGGCTATCACCGCATATCCATGCTGGCGGCAAAGGGTCATCAAAACAAAGGTCTGTGCCTTGCTTAATATTAGCGTCAACCTGTTCTTGTCTTAATTCGTAGCCTATGTATTGCCTTCCTAGTTTGCTGGCTACCACGCCCCTTACGCTACCCCCTGCAAATGGGTCTAATACCAAGCCTTTGGGTGGGCAGAACCATGTATAAACTATTTCGCACATAACAGGGTCAAATATACTGCCGCCTTCATTATTGCCACGCCCAGCCATGTAATCTGGTACATTTTTACCCACATTTGTACTGCCAATGTCACGGCCTTCTTCAGATTTAATACCTAATGCCAGCCATGCCCGTTTGCGGTCTTGCCACCATCCTTCCCTAGCATTAAATACGCTAAATGGTGGTATTAAAAACCTTTTAGCCAAACTGCCATTGCCGCTAGACCCATCAGTAGGGTCGCTTATTTCTTGTTTTAATAAGTCGTTTAGTTCTTTGTCATCAAAGCCAAGTAAATTTATATCAAAATTTTCGTCTTGCAGGCTTTGTATTTCTAAAGCTAAAAAATCAAAATCCCAGCCAGCGTTCATAGCTAGTTTGTTGTCAGCAATAATGTAAGCCTTCTTTTGGGCTTCTGTCATGTTTTTAAGCTCAATCGTAGGTACTTTATCCATACCCAGCTTTCTTGCGGCTAATAGCCTGCCATGCCCCGCTATAACACCTTTATCGCCATCAACCAGTATAGGGTTAGTCCACCCAAATTCTTTGATACTGGCGGCAATTTGGGCTACCTGAGCATCATCGTGGGTTCGGCTGTTTTTAGCGTATGGTATTAACGCTGTTACTTCTACTTCTTTTATCTGCATACTTCCTCAAGTGATTGATTAAGTTGCCTTAATTATATTACTTTTTTGATTCTTTTATCTGTTTTTCTAAAACTTGTCGGCGAGACAATTTTTCTTCTTGCAACATATCAAGAACTCGTTGTTGTTCAACCTTTTTTTGAAGTTCTTTTATCATTTTAATATCGTAATCTTCAGATTTAGCAAAATCTCCCCAGCGTGGAAAATCTGATGGTTTCATGTTTTTTAATTCACGCTCTTTTGCCATTAAATCATATATTTTTTGGGCAGAAGCAACATCGCTAGGTTTCATTTTTATACCAGTGCGTTTTTCATATTCATAAGCTTGTTGGTAAGCACTTGGCACTAAATTTTTACCAACCTTAGTCATTCCAGCAACTCCAGTTATAGCTTCCATTTGTTTTGCATAAGCTTCAGGGTCGCCGATTTGAATACCTTGGTCACCCATAATTAATGAGGCATCAATGTCCGAGCGTTGCTGGGCAAGGTTTTGCATAGCGTTTGGCACAATATTTTGAAGATATTGATTCATTGATTGGGCTGTTGCAGATGGCTGTCTTACAATTTGACCATTCTGACTGTAACCTCCTTGTCTTAATACTTCAGCTAAAGTTGCCATAAATTTCCTTTCTACGCCATATCTTTTTGAAACTTATTAAAATGGGATAGCAAAGCTGCTTTACGCTTCATACGCTTATCTTCGTTCTTTTCTAGCGTGGTTTGTTTGTGCGGTTGCAACAAAGAGTTTTCAGGTTTAATCTTTTCTTTTTTAA